TGGATCCTGATACTATCTACACTTCCAAAGTGGAGAAGCGATACCGGAAATTTCCATTGGACCGGAATAAGGAATCGAAGCTTTAGCGAGATTCCTTGACATACTGTGAGGTTGGTTGCAAGTGTGCCTTAGTGGATGCAGTTACTATTACTGTTGCTTATTGCATCGGTTGTTGAGGGGGTATGGCTTAGTGTAGTAGTGGTTGTGAGTTGAGGTACCCGTGACGGAATTTTTTCGCTAAAAGAGCTCTTGTAGCCTAATTAAATTACAGCAATTACGGTGTTTTACCTACGTTGTCAGGATGATTAATCAGCCACATATTAGCCGTCAGAAAAGACAATTAAGCAAGAAAAGGTACTTTTCCGACTAAACTTTCTTTTCTGACCATTACTTTGGACTTTAAGTTTCGGAATTTCTGAACCCTTTAACTTGGGAGATTCGGAAGAAGATTCAATAATCGTGATTAGTGATCTTCATATACAATTAATATAAAAATTACAGGTTCTGTAAAAAATAACAGGTTCTGTTAATTTTTAATTCAATGTATCAATAGTTACAATAGTTACAATGTTGTATTACAAAGTAACTATGTATTTTTTTACTTCTTCGTTCTTATTACTCATCGTAAAAAAATAGTTACAATGGAATATGTTACAATGTTACATCTTACGCGCGAGGAGGACTTGTAGAATGTTAAATGAAATGCAGAAGATGGCTTCACCCAGGATGGAGCGTATCGGTAGGGAAACCGACCATAATTATTCGGTTTTAAAAGCCAGGGGATTCAGGTTGGTAAAGGGATGGGATAGTAAATTTCCCCGGTTCGGTGACAGGAAACCGGAGTATGGTCAGCGGTATTATGATTGGCAGGACCATTATTATATGTTGAAGCGTAAGAGTGGATCCACTGTTTATGTTTCGGAGCCTTATGATATTTGTAGCGATGTGATACTTGATCTAGCCAAATTGATTAAGGATGGGTGGAGGGTGGATATAATGGTAAATTTGTCACTTTGGAATCCCGGGGCGACAACACCTATATGGATTACAAAGGAATGCAAGGAATCAGACGACCGTGTTTTATATCCTTATGTAAATTGTGATGTCGAAGACTGCGATATATGCTAGGGCAATGAGCCATCACTTCGCCAGGTCAAAGAGGACGGGGGAGATATTGTTAAGTGAGTATAGGGACCCTCCTCCTACGTGTTTTATTTGTGACGGGGTGGATGTTATTACGAAGCCTTACGGTGGTAGGGGAAAGAATAAGGGTAGGTCTCCCGGGAAGATTATTCAGGATAAGATTAAGAAGATATTTGAAAGTCACCCTAAGTGTTCTGTTTGCAAGATCCTGATGGGTGGTAGTCACACCGGTGGTTTGGAGAAGGATGCGCGGAAAGGTATGTGTTCTTACTGTAGAGGGAGGTCAGAGGATGGTTAAAATAAAAAGCCAAAAGGGTAGTTACCCTGGGCATGTGTGTAGGAAGTTTAATTATAAGTATTCTTTGAAGAGGGCCGGTAGGGATGTTACTGAGTGTGAGGAATGTGGGGCAATACGGTTGAGGAGGCCTAAGGGCTGGGCTCCCCTGTTTGGTGATCTCGGAGTCCGGTAGAGAGAAGGAAAACCCGTCCCCGAGACCACCAGAAAGGAGAAACGAGCCAGTGGGTGAATGCTAACCCCTGTACTCTCCTTGATTATACACTAATTTAATTGTATATTCATAGCGAGGTAGCTAAATGCAGATGTTATCCAGAGAGACACTGAAAAAACAAGACCGGTTTTTAGAGGCCTATTCAAAGTGTGGGGTTATTACGAAGTCTGCAAAATTAACAGGTGTTAGTACTGAAACCGTAAGGAACTGGAGAAGGAACGATCTTCTTTTCCTTGAGAGATACAGGGAAGCTACCGAGTCCTATAATGACCACCTCGAAGAGATACTTAACGACCTGGTAGATGAGATGCATAAGAATCTTGACTACAAGGCTAACCCGACACTGCTTATATTTAAGATGAACGGCGCTATGCCAGAGAAATATAAGGGTGCTAACCAGGCTTCTTCCGAGGCTAAGGACGTTCTCTCTGAATTCAGGAAGGCAATGAGAGAAGCTAAGTCAGGGCCTGACCCGAAGAAGGAAGATATCAAGGTGGAAGAACCGGTATCGGCAATAGAAGAAGCCTCAACTATAGTACGGGGAAAGTTCGGGTCCCTGAATGACTCAGACAGTAACTGATGTAGTAAGTTATCTCTACGATAAGGTGGGATTTAACCCTACCCCGGCACAGATGCCGATAGTAGATTGCCGTAAAAGATTCATCCTTGTTGCAGGGGGTGAACAGGCAGGTAAATCCATGATGGCAAGCAAGTACCTGCTTGCACGCATGATGGAGATCAACGACGAGGGACTCTACTGGCTTGTCGCTGCTGACTATGAACGCACAAGGGCAGAGTTCGAGTACCTGATAGATGACTTCTCCGCGCTGGGAATACTCAAGGAAGCATCTAAAAGGGTTGACCCCGGCAGGATTATACTCGCAGACGGGACACGTATAGAGACAAAATCCGCTAAAGATCCGCGTACACTTGCAATGAGAGCCCCTGACGGTATTATCGGGTGCGAAGCATCCCAGCTGGATATAGAAACCTTCTACAGGATGAGAGGAAGATGCGCCCCCAAGAGAGGGTGGCTGTTTTTGTCAGGAACCTTTGAAGGCTCACTCGGATGGTACCCGCAGATGCATACCGCATGGTCGGTACCCACGGACGAGGAACAGAGTTTCTCACTTCCGAGCTATACGAATACCCACCTGTACCCCGATGGGATACAGGACCCCGAGATACAGAGACTTAAAAGAGATTCCAGTGACGATTTCTTTATGGAACGCATTGAAGGTATCCCGTCACCTCCCGAAGGACTGGTGTTTAGTGAATTCAGGCCCAACCTGCACGTAGAAGAAGTGAAGTGGTCGGTGGGTGACCCCGTACACCTCTGGATGGACCCCGGATACGCAGGGGCATACGCTGTTATGGCTATTCAAATCCACGATGATGTTATCCATGTCATAGATGAAGTCTACGAAAGAGGATTGGTAACAGAAGAGATCATTGACATCTGTAAAAACCGCCCGTGGTGGCAGGATGTGCAGTACGGGGTGATAGATATAGCAGGTAATCAGCACCAGGCAATGCCTGCACCGGTTGAGATCTGGTTAAAGGAGACGGGATTGTACTTAAATTCTCAAAAAGTTATGATTAACGACGGAACCGAGAGATTAAAGAGCTTTTTAAAGCCCGACCCTCTCTCAAGAGAAGCAAAATTAAAGATAAATCCCCGGTGTGACGGGGTTCTTTCGGAATTTGGGGCAGCCCCTAACCCGTTTGACGGTCAGACAAGGGCATACAGGTGGAAAGTTGACCGGGATGGGAATATAGTGGGATCTTCACCGGAAGATAAGAATAACCACGGTGTAAAAGCGCTGATCTATGGTATAGTGGACAACTACGGATACGGCTATGTACAGGGACGGGATAAGATTTCCGTTAAAAGGTGGTAGCTGTGGCAAAACGTAAGTTTTCTGAAATTGTAGACATGGTGGAAGGTCACTATAAAGCTACCTATCCACTCAGAGACCGTATGGAGCAGGACCACAGGCTCTACAGGCTCGAACCCTACGATGCAGGGGACGGATACAGGTCCTATACCTCCAACGAACCACAGGTGATGGCAGATAAGATCATCAGCTGGCTTACCAACGCAGAAATGGTGGTGAGAATTCCCTTTAGCGGTAACGAAAGAGACCAGAGGGACGCTGATAACCAGAAGGAAAGATTCCTCACAGGTATTACCCGTGCCGCGGACGACAGCCTGTGCATGAGACTTCTTCCCCCCCTCAGAGACCAATTAGCCTGGTACGTTACCCTTAGGGGTTGGTACGCAGGCAGGGCACTGCTGATAAAGGATAAAGAACAGGGTACAAGGGTTGATATCACCCCATGGGACCCGCTTAATACCTTCTGGGGCGAAGGTCCTGACGGACTCGACTGGGCATGTTACAGGATGCGTAAATCCCCCGAAGAGGTGGCAAAGCAGTATAACCTCAAGTCCATAGGCAAAGACGATGAACAGAGCGTATTGGTCTATGACTTCTACGATAAGGAAGATAACTACGTTGTAACCGGTGACAGGATCCTGAAGCGCAGGACAAGGCACGGTTACGATGGGGTTCCATGCTTTATAGGAATGGTGGGTTCCGCACCCCTGGTACAGTCAGATGAAGTAGGCTCCGATGCTATTGCAGACTTCGGGGAATCCGTGTTTAAGCATAACAGGGAGAACTTCGAGAACAATAACTTTATGATGTCTACCATGCTTGAACTTACCGCAAGGTCCCGAAAGCAGGGATTAAAGGTTAAGTCCAGGGACGGTACCAAGACGCTCGATGAAGACCCGTATCAGGAAGGTTCTGAGATTTCACTCGGGCAGGGAGAGGAAGTAGAACCCCTCGGAATGCTTGAGATGGCTAAGGAATCAGGTGCCTTCATGGGACTCGTATCCAGTGAGATACAAAGGGGTGGACTCCCCTACTCTATCTACGGTGAACTCCAGTTCCAGCTGTCAGGTTACGCAATTAATACCCTCAGGCAGGGAATTGAAACCGTACTATCCCCAAGGATACAGACGCTTGAAAGAGCATACACACAGATATTTAATATGATCTCTTCACAGTACGGCAGTGGAAGATTCAAATCCATGGAGGTATCAGGCAGGGATAAGGAGCGGATGTATTTCGCCGAAGAGATAAGCCCTGACGTGATAAAGAAGGGCGGAGATCCCGAGGTATCAATAATGAGCCAGCTGCCACAGGACGATATGTCCAAGATGAGCATGGCCCAGATAGCAAGAGAGGGACCTACACCGCTGCTGCCTGACATATTTATCAGGGACAGGGTACTCGGACTACAGGATGCAGACCAGCTGGATGACGTTATCAAGGAACAGGTAGCTGAAAAAGAACTACCCGAGGCAGCGCTCTGGACACTATTATCCTCACTGGAAAACAGGGGAAGAGACCAGCTGGCAGAATTCTACTACGGTGAACTAATGAGATTACTTATGGAGAAGACCGCCAAGACCGCGCAGATGGTGCAGGGTCCTCCTCCCGGGCCTCCGGCAGGGCCTGGCGGTCCACCTATGGGTCCTCCAACTGGTCCTCCTATGGGACCACCAATGGGACCTCCGATGGGGCCACCACCTGGGCCGCCAATGGGACCGCCGGGAGGCGGGCCACCCGGACTGCCGCCACAGGTAATGCCTAATGCGGCACTGGGTGTACCGCCCGTACCGCCACAGGGACCTCCTGTAGGTATGCCTCCTGCATCACCAAGACCAGGTGCCATTCAAAGTGACGAGGAACGCATGAGGCGCATGGGCCTCGTGCCGCCGAGGTAATCATGGGACCTTTATCAGATAAAATATCCAGCGACTATGGGCAGGCCATCCGTGCTATATTCGGTGGCGACACTAAAGACGCTAAAGAAAAGACAAGAACCAGGAGAAGCGAGCAGTCCGTTATAGATGAAATGGCAAAGAGCAGGAGTAGATCAAACTGGTTATCTCCTGATGTGCCATGGTCTATGCTGGCCCCTGGCGGAAAAGATATAGGGCTATCCGTGGCTGATAAGCCAGGGGGGGGGCCTGCATTTGATCAGATTCCATCTCCTGTACCAAGACTTGAACAAAGACCTTTGTATCCTGGCGGTGACCCTGCAGTTCAGGAACTATACCAGGAGACAGGAACGGTAGACGGTAACTGGCTGGTAAGATACCTGAGTACTGTTGATAGAGGGATGGATATGATATACGACGAATTTAAAAAGCGTAATTCGGTGTATCTCAACATGAACCCGGCTCAACAGGAGCTTATGGATGACATGGAATACGACCTCAGAAAACAGTTTAAGCTGTTACGTATGATGCCTGGGTCTCCGTACTTTATGCCATTAGGCCGTAGCCTAGAGGCGGAAAAGCCTGACTCAACAGCGAATGATTTTGAGACTGATATTGAGAAAATTGAGGCAGACACAAGAGTTGACCCTCCCATGAAAGAATACTCTCAGTATCTTGACTCGCAGTTTTTTGAAGGTATGGAGGGTCCTCCAAGGCTATGGAGCAGGGATGAATGGCAGGGCAACCTACAGACACTATACAGGATCCTGCAACATCAAGAAGGTGTTGGCCCGCCCCCTGCCCCAGGTTCTTCTGGCTATGAAGAAGGGTCATGGATTGATAAAAATTTCTTAACGAATCTACCAGATGCGCCTGGTATACCCGTAGATGCCACGTATGACCCGGTTTCCGGCGATAGGAATGACTGGCAAAAACCACAACTCCCAGGTGCTTACAAGCCAAGAGAGATATCGGCAGAAAGAATGAGATTCATAGCTGACGCACATGATATATTTTCCAGTAATCCCAACAATGTTAAGGGATGGATAATAACCAAGTCTACCAAGGGATTGAATCCTATTGCTAAAAGATACGCAGCCCAGACCATAAACCGTGACTTGGATTCATGGATGATGAATAACACCGAGGTAGACCCCGGTGATACTTTTCTAGATGAGAAAGGACTGGAGACTACCTATGCACAGGCCTACCATGATGGAGGCACAGGTATAAATGACCTGACTCCCCAGATACGAGCAAAGATGGGTAGGAAGCTATGGGAAGAATGGGCAGGGTCAAAAAAGTTTCAATGGTATGGATCAAAAGGATACGGAAGCAATAAGAACATTCAAGGAGGATAGATATGGCAGAGAATCCATGGGTAGGGCCGTGGCAGGATACATTAAGCGGCACACAAGAAGGAAGGCAGCGGCTATATAACCAGTATATGGCAGGGCCTCAATTTAATATGTACTCTCCTTTTGCAAGAAATATTTTGCAAGATAGGGATAGGGCATTACAGGGCAGGTACATGCTTGCCGCAGCCCCTACATCAATAGGAGGTTACGGAGACCTGGGTTCATATTCTGATTTTATTAAGTCTCCTCTGCAATTTACCGCTCCTGAGGCATCACCAGGTGTATACCAACCCTGGGCCGCAGGGACTGGGTATAGCCAGCCTGGCGCCGGGGGATACACCCCGTGGACATCTGGACAATGGGGGTCTGCGCTGGGAAGAATAGGCGAACTTGCCTCTGAAAACCTATGGGGCCAAAGCGTATCAGGCCCGGCATATGATTATCTTTCTACCATTACCCCTGGTGAGACAAGGGATATAATGTCAGGGGCAATGATGGCAGGCCGTAATCCTATAATGCGCAGGGCAATACAGCCCGGTATAAGCAGGGGAATTGACCAGTGGCAGGCAGCTAACCCAGAGATGGCGGCAGGTGAGATGCTAAGGCAGTTTGCCTCGCAGTACTCGGCTAACCCAGGCTACATGCCAAGAGTAAACGACATGGGGCAATTTGCCGCTTGGACTGCCCCTGCCCCTCCTCCTCCTCCTCC